GCTGGCGGCGGCTGGCGAGGCGTAGGAGGCGGCTGGCGAGGCGGCGGCGGTAGGAGGCGGCTGGCAGCTGGCGGCGGCGGCTGGCGGCGGCTGGCGAGGCGTAGGAGGCGGCTGGCGGCGGCGGCTGGCGGCGGCGGCTGGCGGTAGGAGGCGGCTGGCCAGCTGTTAGAAGCTGGCCAGCCGAGCGGAGGCGGGTGCTATCGTCGGCCGCTGCGGGTGCGGGTGCTGGCCTGACGGAGCGCGGACGATAGAGCGGTCAGCACGGCGGCGGGTTCGTGCTTCGGCTTGCGGCTGGCCGATTTCAGCACGGCGGGTGCTGGCGGCGGCGGCTGCACTGCGGCGGCGGCGGGTGCCTTCGGCTGGCCGGGCATTGGAAACTTTTCAGGGTTCAATGCTCGGCGCGTCGCCCAGGCCTGCTTAGCGGCGGACGTGCGTTTCGCTGCCACTTCGGCAGAAACGACGACAGCGGCGGCGGGTGCTGGCGGCGGCTGGACGGCTGGCGGCGGTACGAGCCGCGCATCGGACAGGCCTCCGGACTTGTTGCCGCGTTTGGCGGCGGCGGGTGCTACGGTCTTCGTTTTTTTCACGGACGGTTCTCCTAAAAACTGCACGAGTGTATCGGCCTCGTCAGGCAGCGGGTTACGCTGCGACGCCAGCTGCGGCGGCTGGCGTTTCGGCCTGTCGGCTGCTTTACGCAGCGCGGCGGGTTTCCCAAGCCATCCGCGCGGCGGCTGAGCGGCGGTTGTGGCGGATGGTGTCCCACGCCTTCAGAGCCGCGCGACGCTGGCGGCGGCTGACGGCTTCGGCGCGCATCGTCGCCCAAGCTTGGAACGCGGCCCGACGCTGGCGGCGGCTGACGGCTTCGGCGCGCATCGTCGCCCAAGCTTTGAGGCCTGCCGCGCGGCGGCTGGCTTTGAACGCGCGGATGGTTGCGAGGCGGCGGCTGGTGGTCTTAGTCATTTTCGTTTCCCCTTCGAGCGGCGGCGGCTGGCTTGATTGCCTTGCTCAGCCCCGTTCGATATGAGAAGTATATTTTAGAGCGGTTTGATATACAAGCAATAGCTAGCGGTCAGATTGTAGAAACGTTAGCCTTTCTGGGCCGGAATCGCTTTGTTGGCTGAAATCGCTAATCTTTTTCACAGATCCGCATTTATTTTTTCGGCCGGAAACGTTAGCCTTTTCTCACTTTCGAGCGGCTGGCGAGGCGGCGGCTGGCAGCTGCTAGAGCGGCGGCGGCTGGCGGTAGGAGGCGGCTGGCGAGCGGCGGCTGGGCAGCTGCGAGCGGCTGGCGGCGGCGGCGGCTGGCAGCTGGCGGCGGCGGGTTCACGCCGGCCAGCTGCTAGATTTCTCACTTCCCTGTTATGTGTGTCGCACCTTGCTCAGCGGCTGCGGCTCGAAGTGTAAATCCCGCTCCACGCGTAGTCCCCACCGACCGCGTATCGCTTCGAGTTCCGCGAGGCTGAACGATCCGAGTTCCTCCTGGTGTCCCTGCACGAGCCCGAAGCATTCGTCGTCACCGTCAAACTCGAGCACGTACCAGGTCCAGTTCGACCACGGCGTAAAAAACTTCAGCCGCGCGATCGCGTCGTTGCCTTGTCCATCGGTTGAGTACAGGCCCGGCAGCTGCGCGGCCTTCGCTGCGGCCACGAGTCCATGCGCGGCCGCGCGGTCGGCGCGCGCCTGGAGTGCTTCGTCGTCGTCTCCATACAAGTTGCGATTCATCGGTTGAGATCCCACGTCGGCCCGAGCCCGCAGATCGGAATCACGAACCCGCGTTCGAGCAGCTCGGGCTCGCACTGCTTCCATTCCCATTCGTCGGGGTGCTTCACCTGCGCCGCGTTGAACGCTTCGATGGCTTGCATGTGCGCGTGGTCGGCCGTCCACGTCTCGGGATACATCACCACGTGCGCCCACTCCTGGCCGTCCACGCTCTGTAACAGCATCACTTTCATCTGACCTCCTCACAAAATTCGCAGCGCGAGCACGCGACGAACGGCGCCGGCACCATCCGCCACTCGAACTGCCTCGGTCCACGCTCCACGATGTAGTAGTTCGGCACGAACAGCCGACCGACCAGGCCATCGATCACGAGCCTTAATCTGCCGCCGCACTGCGGACAGCGGATCGCGTCGCGCGTGATCGGTCGCTTCACTTGGGTTCTCGAATCTCGCGGCCGGTGCCGCGCACGATCCGCGCGACCTCGTCTATGGCATCGGGGCTCCAGTGCTGGCCGTCGAGCAGCGCGCGGATGCTGTCGAGCGCGTGCCCATCGCGATCGCGGTCTGTCATCAGTGCCGCGATCACGTTCAGCGACCGCGCGATCTGCTTCATCGTCCCGTCATAGAATTGCTGCCCCATCCGCGTTTCGAAAAACTCAGGCACCTCAGACCTCCTTCACTTTTCGGCCGCGCCCTCGCCAGGCGAGGACCGGCGTCTCCTGCAACGCGGTCGCGAAATCAATCGCCGGTTGCAGCCTGCGGAACGTGCGCTTCGAACCGAACATCAGATCCACGTCTTCGCCGCGCCCGCTTGTGGTGTCGTACTCTTCGACCATCACCCACACCTTGAATTCAATCGCCATCGGTCAGGCCTCCCGTATGAGCGTGAAGACCAGCCGCCCGACGCGGCTGCCACGGAACACGAGCACGCGCAGCGGACCTGTCGTCGCGTCCGCATACATGCGCGCGCGGCCGACGGCGAAGTCCTTCGTGGTCTTGCCATCGAAGATCACGAACTGCTCGCCGTTCGGCTGCATGTTCACAACGCTGAACCACCTCACAAGTACCCGCCTTCCTTGAAACTGAAGTAGCCGCCGCCCGCGCCGATGATGATGTGGTCGGACACTTCGATGCCGAGCAGCTGACCGCCAGCGATCAACCGTTTGGTCAGCGCCTGGTCGTCGGCGCTCGGCCACGAGTCGCCGCTCGGGTGTACGTGAGCCAGGATGATGCTCGCGGCGTTCGCGAGGATCGCGGCTTGGAAGACCGCGCGCCCATCGACGAGCGTCGCGTTCAACGTGCCTCGGCTCACTTCGTGGTAGGCGATCACCGTGCGTTTGATGCTCAGGCAGAGAATCCCGAAGACCTCGCCGGGCTCGTGCGCCAGCACCGGCCTCAGAAGTTCCGCGGCCGCGCTCGGCATGGTGACCTGTCGCCCGATGGCCACCGGACCATCGGGCGTGTGCTTGACCGTGTAGTGCACGGTCAGTTCGCGCAGCATCATTCGGTGACCGCCGCCGCTTCTTCGAACTTCGCGTAGGCGTCGAGCACCACTTCGCGGATGCGGTTCTGCGCGTCCACGTCCACGATGGGCCGCAGCAGCGCGAACGACCGGCGCTCGCCGTTCACCGAATACTGCCGCGCCGGAAACGTGACGTTGCGGCCGGTGCTGCTCCGCCGTTCCCAGATGCCGAACCCGATCAACTTCAGCCCCGCGAGCGGACCGTCCTCGAAGTGCAGCTCCGCGTCGGCCAGCTTGCCCACCGGATTTCCGTGGTCGTTTGCGACAATCTTCACCGTCATTCCACACGCTCCTATGGCTGCGGCGGGAGTGCCACAGCTGTAGAAAGTGTATTAGATAGCGGTTTGATTGTCTCGATTTATTTAAGCGGTTAGTTTGTCGCGCTTCACGTGCGGGTGCAGACCGAGCGCGTAATAGGTGACGTTCGGTAGTTCGACCACCGACGCGTGGACGACCTTCGCATAGTGCCACGTCTGGCTCAGCACCACGTCATCGAGAAACGCCGCGAACTTCGGCGTGCGCGGAACCGCCCAGGTCGGCGGCACCCCGCACGCGATCATCACGCTCTTGCTCGTCACGCAGAACTGCACGCGGCCGCGCGTCAGGAACACCGCGACCGGCTCGCGCAGCTGCGGCAGTGCCGCGAGGTACGCGTCCCACGGCTCGCCGTACGGGTCGATGTCGATCACGTTGAAGCCGCCGAGGTCGAGCGCCTGGACCGCTTGCAGTGCCGAGAGTCGCAGCGTCCCGACCTGGCGCGGTGCGGTGTCCGAGCGGACCCACGAGCTGATGGTCACGTGCTCGCGCATCGCGCCCCAGATGTGGCCCGCGCCGGCGCACGCGTCGAGTACCCGCACGTCAGTGATGCCCATCGCGTCGAGCAGCCACCGCCGTAGCTCCACCTTCGCTTTCAGCGATCGGTTGTCCACCTTCGGCTTCGGCGGTCGCTTGTTCACTTGTCGTCCTTCCCGCGAATCGTGATGCCGGTGAACAGCGCGGTCTGCTGCATGGCCTCCACCGCCGCCTGGTGCTTCGGCCATTCCTTCAGCGGGATCGCGACGAGCACCCACGCGATGTCAGCGGGTCGCGGCACCTCGAGCGGTCGGCGCTCCACCAGCGATTCAGCGGACAGGATCGCGCCGAGTTCCTTGTCGGTGAAGAACGGCGCGAGCTCCAGGCCGGAGGCCTTGTCGGTTGCCAGCTGCTCCGGATTCCACGCGGCGAGTTCAGCGGTCCGATTGTCGTACATCGCCAGCTGCCGTTTGTCGTCGTCTGACAGGTTACGCCGGCGCACGGCCACGAGTGTCTGACCGTCTGACTCGATCACTTGCACTTTCGTGATGCCAGCGGCGGCGGCTTGCTCCACCACGCCGTTTCCCGCGAGCACTACATCGTCTTCATCGATCACAATCGAGCGCGCGGCTCCGAGATGTTCGAGCGACTGCTTCAGCATGGCCTGGTTGCGTGTGGTGTGGCGGCGGCGGTTCTCGGGGTCCGCTCTTAATTTCTTGATCGCTATGGTCTTCGGCATCGGAATGAACCCCCCCTTCGAAATTCGCGGGAAATCGAGCGAAGGGCCTGGATGGTTTCATAGAGCGAGTTTACGGAGCGATTTTCCAACGGGCCCTCCCCTCCTTCGATGTCGTGCAGCTGGCGTGCAGGAGTGGCGGAGTTGAGGCCTCGCGCACTCACTGACCGAGCCCGGTCTTCCGACCGTGACAACGGTCGCAGAGCCCTTGCAAGTTTTCCCGCTTCCAGAAGAGGAGCAGGTCGCCGCGGTGCGGCTGGATGTGGTCGGCCTGCGTCGTTCGCACACCACAGCCGCGCGGGTCGGGCGAGCGGCCAGCAGCATCCACGCCCGGGCAGTGCGGCTCCTGCATCAGCACGAGCGCGCGCAGCGCGAACCAGCGAGGCGTGCGATAGAGGCGACGGATGTCAGCGTTCGGGCGGTCCTGCTCGGTGGGCTTGTGGCGTTCGCAGCGGCCACGGTCCACGATCACGGAGCAGCCAGGTTGAGTGCAGAACTGCATGGGGTTCAGGTCACAACAGGACACGGCACGATCAGATCACTTCTCGACGACAGGACGAGCCAGGTCATCACGTATCGGAGCACGACGCAACAGCCCTCGCCGTCACGGCAGACCACACCACTGCACAACGCCTCAAGATCACCACTGTTCACATCTCGGCGTCTCGCTGCGTCGTCATCGTTTTTCTTTTTGCTCATTCGGTCCTCCAGGTTCAGGTACGTACCCGTACGTACCAAACTGCATTTTCAAAATGCAGGTTCCACGTGGAACGTTATAGAGCACCCGCCTGGTGAGCGGGTGCCGGGCGGCGGTTTGATTTGCCTGCAATTTGCCTGCGTACTCGACGTGATGGGCGGTTGCGAGAGTAGAACGACCAGAAGAGAAATGCAGAAATAGCTAAGGAATTGCGGAGTTGTATACGTGCATCGTCGCGCGTGGAATCCCGGCAGCTGCTTAGGAGGCGGGTGCTCTATCCGCTGAGCTACGGGCGCAAATGGTTGCATTGATTAGGTGTTATCGCTTTTGATTAACCGCGGCCTGAATTTGTTTTTGCTATTTGCCTGCAATTTGCCTGCGTTCTCGCCCACTGCCTTGGTGAGTGTAGCAGCGGCGGCGGCGGCGGCTTCCGCGTCCGCTTGGCGTTTGGCGTCGTACGCCTGCTGTGCGGTGCGCGCGCTCCCGGCCTCCACATGCAGGTACGTGGCGGTCTGCGCGATTGTGGTGTGCCCGAGGCGGATGCGGATCTGGTCGAGGTTCCACAGCCCACTTTCGAGCCAGCGACACGCCGCCTCGTGGCGGATGTCGTGGATGTGTTTGTTGATGTCCCGCAGCTGCGCGCGGGTCGCGGCATCGTAGTCGCCCTTCTCGGTCCACCGAGGTTCGATGCGGCTGGCGCGCAGCAGCGTCGTGGCCCAGGCCTTCTTCACGCTCGTGAGGCGGTCGCCGTAGGCGTCCCCGAAGACGTAGGCGGTCAGCTTGAATTTCTTGCCGGCCGGGTCCAGCTGCCGGTCGAGCAGCACGGGGACGAGCACCTCGGAGATTTCAATCTTGCGCTCGCCGGTCTTGCCCGCGCCGACCTCCACCCCGCGAATGTGCAGCGTCTTCGTGTCGAAGTGGACATCCTTCCATTGGAGCGCGAGGAGTTCGCCGACGCGCGCGCCGGTTTCCATCAGCGTCGTGAGCAGGCCGACGAAGCGCGCGCCGTCCACCCGGAGCTCCGTCGCGGCTTCGAGAATGTCGTCCCACAGATTGCCGAGGAACCGTTCCCGTCGCTGCGCCGTTTGGCTGCGGCCGACCTTCTTCAGCATCGCGGGCGGTGAGTCGGTGAGCAGATCGCGCGTGATGTGGTCGTGCCACCGGGCCCAGGACCACAGCTGCCCGAGCACGGTGCGGATCTTGTTCCACGTGCTCGCGGACAGTTCCTCCTGCTCCGCGCGAAATTCGATGAGGTCTTCGAGCGTGATGTCGGCCATGACCCGCGCGCCCAGGCGGTCGCCGTCCACCTCGGTGCGGCACAACCGCTTCAGGTGCGCGCGGTCATTCGCTTTCGAGTTGTCGGCTTTCTCGGCATCCTTGTCGATACAGATGCGCGCGAAGGCCTCCGCGACCACATCGAGCGTTTGCCCTGGCTGCGTGGTCTTCGGCGGCGGCGGCGGTCGATGATGCTTCGCGCGCACGTAGGTGCCCAACTGAATCGCGTTGATCACATCGCGCGCGATTCGTTCGGCGTCCACCTTGTCTTCGAGCGGTTCTTTCCGCGCGAGGACCTGGCGGACGTGGCGGGTGAGATTCGGCTCGAACGTTTTGCCGCCCCACCGAATCTGTTTCAGGTACCACGGATGATCGCACTTCGGCCACCGGGCCTCGGCGCACGCACAGCGTTTCTCGACGAGTGCGGTCATCGGCGAGCCCCCTGCAATGCGACCTCTGCGGCCGAGCGCACGTACCCGGCGGTCTTCAGTTTCTCCACGACCGACGCGAGCGAGTCCGGCCGCGTGCGGAGCCAGAGCGCGACCGCGAGTTCGATTTGTTTCCCGAGCGGAATCCCGTCCACGTTTTTAATCTCGTCCAGCTGCGCCTTCAGGTCTGCGTTGATCCAGAGACAAATCTGCGCCGTCTTGCGTTTCGCCGTAGGTTTATGCTTCATACATAGAAGCTTATAGATACTTACAGAGAATGTCTCGACTTATTTTTCTCCGCCTTTGCGACCGCGCCGGGTAAATGTGAGCGGCTGCGGGTCGCCCACGAGTTCGGGCGCGTCCGGATTGACCACGGTCGGTGTGCTGAGGCTGAACAGCCAGGCGGTCAACCACGCGTCGAGAATCCGGATGTCGTTCCGCGTGCCGAGCCGCGACGCGCGCAGCCGGCCGCGCTGGATGTTTTCGTAGATCAACCGCGTCGAGCATTTCGCCCGAGCCGCGGCCTCTTTCACCGTCAGCCATTCGGCCTGGGCGATCTGTGGTTCGGCGTTCATCGCTTCGCTGCCTTGCGCGCGGCCGCGCGGTTCTCCGCGAGCCGCCGCCCATGCCGCCGGCGGATCTGCGTCGTCGTCGCGTCCTGCTGGCGGTTGATCAATTGCAGCACCGCTGGCGGCAGAATGAACCGCGCCGAACCCACCGCGTTGACCTGCGTCACGAACGCGGTCGGCCCCTCGTCGGTCTTCACGGTCTGCACCATGAACGAGGTGATGTTCCCGTAGAAATCGACCGCCTGCACCACGCTCGGCTGCGTGTGCGCGCCGTTCGGCAGTCCGACCAGGCGCGACAACAGCTTGTCGAATGGGTCGGTTGGCAGTGCATCGCTCATCGGGCCTCCGTGGTCGCGTGTTCGATCTCTTCGATGAGGGCGCGCACGGTGACGAGCCGACGCGCGTTCTTTTCGATTCTCGCGGCCGATGTGGTGCGCGAGTTTTCCCACTCCAGGTAGTCGCGTTCCGTCCGAAGTTCCACGAGCGTTTTCCGCACGGCTGTCATCGAGGCCTCCAACGAATCACGGTCGAGACGCCGACGCTCTGGTGCGTGACCGAGGGCACCACGCGCGTCACCCACCGGGTGCGGGTGCCAATCGCGACCAAGCCGATGCCGGTCCCGAGCGCCACCACCCCACCCGTCAGTTGATACGGCGTCGGCTGTGGAAAGCAGCAACAGGGATCACGTTGCGCGAGAATCACCACCCCACCGAAGGCGACGACGACACCCACGGCGACAAGGAACAGGCTCGTCGGTTCCTTGCGTGTGTAGACGTAGTGGTCGCCGTCCGTCGTTTGTGCCTGCACGATGCCGCCGAGCAGGAGTACCAGCACGAGTGTTTTCATCGCCGTATCTCCACGAAGTTCGTCTGACCGAAGCAGCTGACCGCCCGTCGTGATCGCCGCCGCCCCATCACCATCGGCCGTGATCTGGCGAGGCGCGCGGCCTTGGCGCGCAGCCGGCGCGACACCAGGCCTCGGCTCATCCGCCGACACTCGGCCTCGGTGAGCAACAGCCAACACAGACACGCGCGCGGCTTCCGTTTACCCATCGCACGGCTCAGCACATGGCGGCGGCTGCGGCGGCGGATGCGGCACGGTCACTGAACATTTGCAACAGACCACCCGCGTGATATGCAGCGCCAGGACCACGCTCATCAGGACGCGCAGCCGCGCGTTCATCGCAATCGCGGAACCACCACATCAAAGACCCCGAAGACCTGCACGAGCCACAGCACCAGGACGATCACGACCACCACCGTGATGATCGTTTTGACCTCCGGCGCGATCTTGGTCGAAGGTTGCTGCACGAGGTAGAGCAATGCGCCGACGACGATCAACACGATCAGCAGCTGCACGAGCGGCATACCTGTCCCCTTTCAGAATCCGATGTGATGCAACACGAGCCACACCCACCCGGCGAGCGCGAGCGCGACGATGAGGCTCCCGAACGCCTGGCCCACCATCAGCCAGGTCACCGTGCGCCTCCGTCGCGGCCAGCTGGGTCGGCACATCGGTCACAGCTCGAGCCGCACGTCGTCGGCGATCGTCAGCGGCGGATAGACCACCGCGCGCGCGGCGGGGCCCGGCACGCGGACCCCGTTCAGGATGTAGCCGAGCAGTCCGTTCGCGGGTCCGTCGATCACGACGGTCTGCCCCGAGGCCAGCGTCCAATCGAGCCGCTCGTCCGTCTCTGGGTTGATCCCGGTGATGTGGTAGGTCCCGCCATCGGGACACACCTGCGTGAACGTGCGTCGCCCCTTGATGCCGCACAGCACCTGGGTGAAGCGGCCATCGCCAGACCACGCGTTGTAGCAGCGGTTCGTGCCCTCGCCGCCGTCAGGCCAGCCCGTGATGTCGCACACGAGCGCCTGCGGTTGGATGTTCGGATTGCCAGCCGATTTCTGCCAGTTCTCGACGTTCGCCGGCATCCACGCATCCACCGCGCGGACCGCTTTCAGCGCGTCGATGAGCGAGTAGACCTTGCCGGTGATCGGCTCGGTCATCTGCACTTGCCAGAGGTTCGGGTGCCGGTCGTGCCCTGGGTCTTCGATGCCCATGACCATATCGCCCACGTGGAGCAGCCACAGCGCCCCGCCCGATTGAATCGTCACGGCTCGCAGCATCGCCAGCTGCAACGGGCTGTGCAGCACACCCACAGACGAGTGCGGCCCAGGCGGTTCGTTGCCTGAGTAGATCACGCGCGTCGCTTTTGCGTCGAACCCCTGACGGACCATCCGCCATCCGCCTTCGGCGTCACTCCGATCCGTGTGCGCGGTGCCCATCGACGCCCCGCACTGCGCGGTCGCGTCGGCGATGTCGTCGCCGATGATGTCGGACGACAGCGCCACGAGCGGCACGCCGGACTCCACCAGGAACACGCGCGCGCATTGCTGCATCGACTCGATGCTGCCGCCGTTCTGCGCCCATTCGTTCCAGGTTTCGATGTCCATGAACCCGGCTGGATGGCGCGCGATCAGCCGCGACAACCGCACCGCGAGCGCCACCGGGTCGTTGTAGGGTGAACCGAAGACCGTGGCCTCGGTCCGCATCCCGCGTTTCTGCGTCTCGCCCGTCGCGCCGAGAAACACGTCGTCGTACTCGGGCCACGTGGGATCGATCGCGTTGCCGAGCCAGTCCACCTGACAGAGTTGCCGCAGGTAGTCGGGCGGATCGATCTTCGCGGTCAGGCAGGCCGCGATCAACCAATCGAGGTTCGCCAGGAACCGCGGCCGCTCGTTTCGCCAGCCCTGCATCGCCCAGAAAAATGTCATCCCGAGCGGGTGAAAGACTCCGGTGTCGTCGTAGACCGCCTTGCCCTGCCAGCGCACCGTGCCCTTCCGCGCGGGTTTCGTTGGCGCGTCAGCGGTCGCGACGACGGTGTTCAAGAGCGCCAGCGTCTGCGCGTTCATGGACGAACCACCGGAACGTTGAGCGTTCCCAGGAACTTGTAGCAGGTGCCCCGCTGCGGCTGTGGGATGTTCGGCGAATTGATGAACGCCTGGCCCGGCCAGTATGTGACGTTTCCCGCTGCGTCGATCTGCGCGACCTCGAATTCTGCCCACGCGCCGGCCGGTCGCACTTCGAGCGAGCCGTTCGGTTGACACGAGAGGGTCAGTCCATCACCCGTGAAGCGCGGGGTGATGCCGTCCTGCTCGTACGGCCCGAGCGTCTTGCCGTTCACCGGGTCGGGATTCGAGACGACGAGGATCGTCTGGTCCTTGGTCTCGCCGAGGCCGACCTTCGTGGTCGTGTACCGGATCGAGAGCTCCGGTGCGTTCGCATCGCCGCAGTGTGTCCGTGACATCGCGTTCATCGTTCGCTCCTTTGTGCATTCAAGGTTGTCAATCGTTCCGCCGCGCAGATTTGCGCGACGGTGCGGCCGCAGGCCTGCTCCAGCCTGGTGATCGTGGCCGCCCACACCTCGGGGCAATCCACGTACTGCTCCAACAGGCAGACGATTTCCTCGATGTCGCTCAAGCGAATCGACACGAGCGCCTCGCCGTCTGTCGCGCGCAGCGCCTGGTGACAGACCCGGCACCGTTCGAGGCCTACGCCGTCCGCGTAGAAGGCCTCTGCCGCCGCGTCACGTTCGTCGTCGGTTGGCTTGCCTGGATGTCGGCTCATCGGTTCGACCAATCGCGGAGCACGTCGATGATGCGCTCGCGGTACGTGCCGTCAGATTTACGAATCCCGAATCGGTTGATCGCTTCGTTGAACGCGTCTGGTGGACCGTCGGTCCATTGGTACATCGTGGCGAGCTGCACGTTCATCTGGCTGAACCACCACAGGTCGGCCGCGAGATGGGCCGCGCCCTGCTCCTGCGTCAACTGCGTGTGGCGTCGGTAGTCGCCCCACCCAGTCGTCTGAAACTCGTAGTGATAGCCGAACTCGGTGATCGCCAATGCGCGATTGCCCGTCACGGCCATGATGTCGGCTTGCTCACGCCATCGCTCGCGCTTGTCGTACACATCGCTGCGTGTCGGACCCTGGCCGAGCGTCGGGTCCTGCGTCCACGGATTCTCGGGGTACCGATGCAGCGCGACACCGAGGTCGGTGGGCCAGTCGTAGATGCCAGCGGTGACGAGGTAATCGAGCGTCGCTTGTCGGCAGTCGGATAGCCCGCCCGACCAAATCTCGCCAGTGAACCCGAGGTCGCGCAGCGTGCGGTACGATTCCAACACGAACGCGCCGAAATCAACCGGCGCGATGCCGACCAGGTTCAACTCGTTGCCCAACTCGATGCCGATGTCGCTGCGTCCCTTGAGCACATGACCGAGGTCATACACGAGGCCGAGGTCGATGCCCTGCACCAGAAAGAGACATTCAATCGGCCGTGGCTGCGTCTTGTCGCAGGCCGCGAGTGTGGCGGCGGCACCGTCGGCCCTCGTCACGCCCGCCCGTACGGTCATCGGTCCCCACGAGGCGATGAAATCGCACTCGTCCTGTGGCAGCGGTGCGTCGCCCATGCCGTTCAGACCGATTCTCACGAGGCCCGTTCCAATTCTCCGAGCGCGTAGTCGCGCGCGCGGTTCAGGTGCGCCATCTCGATTTCCGAGCCGCCCACATCCGGATGCTTCGCCCGAGCCAGCCGCTTATACGCCGCGTCCACCTGGTCGAGCGTCGGCGCAGCGTCGGCCGAGAAGCCGAAGACCGCGCGCCAGTTGGCGGCTGAGTCTGCTGGCAGTGCCTTGTAGCCGGCCAGTGCCTGCTCAATCGTGCCGACCCCGTACCGTTCCACGCGTCGAATCGCTTCGATGTGCCCGGCGATCGCGGCGATGTTGTCGGCCACGCGCAGGAACCGATCCGACGCGAGCACCGTCGCCTTGCCCTTGAACGTGAAGTACACCGCGACCCCAGGATCGGCCGGGCTCTCGTCGCCACGAATCCGCCCATCGAGCCGCAGTGACACGTTCGTCGAGAGTGTCGCCGCGCGCGCACCCAGGCGGTCGAGTTCGCTGTCGAGCCGCCCGAGCGCATCGACCACGTTCAAGCGGGATTTGTAGTGACGAAACGGCGCGTCCATGCGCGAGCCCGGCCGCGTGCGCGTCCAGCCGATCGGCCATTCCAGCGGGTACCGCTTCACCGATTCGATGTCGAGGTTCGCCATGTGCTCAGTGTGTCGAGGCGGACGCTTCTGCCCGCGCCCGCCGGCGCGGTGTCGTGGACTCGGGCGCGTTCTCAATCAACGACAGCTGCTGCGGCTGGAACGTGACGAACCGTTGCTGCGTGTACCAGTTGCAGATGTACTCCAGGTCCTGCGCCCCAACGGGTCCGAAGCTGGCGTAGAAGACGAAGCCGTACCCGTCCACGCCTTTCTCGGTGCGCGCGCGCGGCCGATCAATCTCCACGTCCACGAATCGGATCTGCGGGTCGGCAAGGCCCTCGGGCAACAGGTACACCGACATCGCCTGCCGGCCGCAGGGTAAGCGAAATTCCATCGCTTTGATTTTCGGTTTCGGCTGGCCATCGCCGAGGTTGAACAACAGCGCGTGCACATCGGGATCGAGCGACGTGGCGAGTTCCGGCGTCAGCGGCTGCACCCGCAGCGTCAGGTCCACCATCTTGATTTCTAGGCCGTCCTTTGTTTTCTCGACGCGGTGTCCGATGTCATCGAGGTAGCAGCCGATTCGGTCGTCGTCGAAGAGGCGCATCGGTCGGTCCTTTCGTTGGCTTCGGCCCATCGTGTCGTGATCCAGACCACCGCCCAGCGGCCGGTGCTGGTGCGGCGCTTCACCGCCGCGCCGGTATGGTCGCGACGAATCACAATCTTTTGTTGCTTCACGAGTTCCCATCGGCGCGGCCGCTCGGAGCTGCCATCGAGCTGGAGGTCCCGCTGCAATTCATCATCGGTGCGACCGTGACGAGCCCACCGATCGATCGCGGCTTCCACGCGATCCCGCTGCGCGGCTTTCGAGTCGAGCACGCTCACTGCGGCGGCTTTCGACGCGTCATACGAAGCCGGGTCGAGGCCTGCCATCAGCATCGGCACGTCGTCCACCGCAGCGGCGGCGGCTTCGATCGCACCCTGCTGCCCATCGCACTTCAGCATGTGCAACAGGTCATCCACCTCGACCGGCTGGCCACAGAAGCGGCAGATCACGCGTCGGCCTCCAGTAACGGCAGCAACGACAGCGGAGCCGCCGGCACCAGGAGCGGCCGCGTGCCAGCGGTCGGCGACACCCGGATGCGGACGTGCGGTCGGTCGTCCAGGTCCGCGTAGAATTTCACGGCCACGAGTTCGACCACCTGCGAATCGTCCCGCCACACCACCTGCGTCAGCGCGTCGAGCACGCCGCGCAACAGCTTGTCGATGTCCGGCTTCGTGAGGTGCGCGACCGCCACACCCCGCCGCTGATATTTTTTTGGCCTCGGCAAGTAGAACGCGACGGACACGCGCACCGCTGCCACGAGCACGGCGCGTTGATCGTCCGACAGTTGCCCGAGCGCATGACTCGCGCCCTCGGCCACGAGCTGCGCCCAGGACCGCGCGCTCTTGTTCGAGTCCGTGACGATCGGAAATTTCATGCCCTTGAGATGCAGCGCGCGCATGTTGCCCTTCGGCTGCGCGACGCCGTAGACCGTGAACGCGAGCATCAGCCCTCCTGCCCTGGCTCTCTGCTGAAGCCGAGCGGCAACAGAAACGACAGCCGCAGCGGACCCGTTGGCGGCTGCGGCGATGCGCGCGCCGGCACGTCGGCGGGTGCAGGCCCGGCGCAGCTGGCGCAGCGATACAGCGTCGTCGTCCGCAGCGTGAGCACCGCCATCGGTGCGCCTTCGGCAAACGGTTCTCCACAGCGGCCGCACACGTGACCGACACCGGCGCGCGTCCATGTCTTCATGGTCGGGCCTCATAGAATGTTCAGTGACCACACAATCCACACAAGTACCGCGACGACAATCAGCCACCCGCCGCGTCGTTCCTTCATCGGCGCTCCCGCCATGCGAGCACGCCCGTGCAGACACGCACGAAGACCTCGCGCGCGTCGTGCGCGGGGACCGACGGCACGACCGGGGGAATAGGTCGCGACTCATTCCGTCGGCCCCGCGCAGCGACCTTGGTCAGCGGCAGATTCGAATCGACCAGCCGATAGGCCTGCGTGATGGCGTCGTCGTCGCATGGCAGCTTCAGCCGCCGACACCGGTCCCGCAGGTCGTAGGTCAGATCCGCGAGGTGTTCGTACCGCTCGGTCCTGACAAGTTCCCGCACCAGCTTGGCGAGTGGTCGGGCTCGATTGTTTTTGTCGTCAGTCATCGGTGCTCGCGTCTTCGCGAGGTACTAATTGTTTCAAGTACGAAGATCCCTACTAACGATCCCTATCCGTACAACTAGCTAGTACGTACAAGAGACAGAGACGGAGGGCATTCCACGAGCTATGCTTGAGCATGTCCTTGTGCTTTGCCGTTCCATCGCGCGCGCGCCGCTTTCATAGCGCGTTCGGAGGCCCGTTCCTGTCGCGCGAGCGCCTCGGCGTAGACCTCGCGTTGGGTGTCGTTCACCAGCCGCTTCCCCTCACTTTTCCAAAACTGCTTGACAAGCGGCCAACAGCGCCGCCACTCCGGAACCGTTGCGCCGATGGCGCGTCGGATCGCTTCGTGGTTGTTCGGCAGCTGCGCGCCCCGCCGCCAGGCCTGCGTGAGCATTTCCCGATAGAGTCCGCGCGCTTCCATCGGCAACAGGAACGCGCGCGAGCCCTCCCATCGATCGACCCAAAACCATTCCGCCAGTAATTTGTCATTGGGCACCGGGCCCACCTCGCCCTAACTCAATCGAGTAATGTCAAGCGTGAAGCGGCCCTTCGGGTCCGTCACCGTGTACTGTTTCTTCAGCGCGTCGGACAGCTCCACGCGCGACTGCTTGCCCCACCGTCCGAGGATTTGAAACTTGCCGGCGATGCCGCACTCGACCCCGCGCAGCCGCGCTTTGAGGTCCTTGTCGAGCGCGTTGTATTCCGCGCCGGCGTCCTTCAAGGCCTCGCGTCGTTCGAGCGCCGCCTCGAGTTCTGGGTCGGTCAACACCGTCGCCGCGCCGGCGCTCAGCGGCGGGTTACACGTGTGGCCATACCAGGAGCAGCGGCGGCACTCGCCGGGATCGTCGTCCAGGTAGTCGGGCAACGTGCCCGCCTGCACGTGGTCGAGCACCCGTTCGGCGCGCGAGAGAAACTCTTCCATGCGATCGAGGTTCTGGTCGAGTTCGACCGGCAACAACTTCGGCAGGCCCGAGCGGTCGAGCAACAGAAAGCCGAAGGGTTCACCCGCGCCGTACAGGTAGGACAGGAGTTGATAGCCGCCCGAGCGCGTCCACGGATTCTCGAAGAGGTCCGCGAACGTTTCGATGCGGTCCACCATCATCGGCGACCACGCTTTCACTTCGAGCGGTGCGCGGAGGCCATCGATCACGAGCCGCGCGTCCACCTTGCCGACAATCGCGGTGCGGCTCTTGTGATCGCGCAGCGCGAACCGTTCCTGCTGGCCGATGATCGCGAACGGCGGGTCGGCCGTGCGGCCGATGCGGGTCAGGTCCACGAGCAGATCGCGCTCGCGGTCGTCGCCACGGCGAAACTTCGCGAGCATCTCGGGTGACCACGGCGGCTGCTTGTCAGCCTCGGTGAGTTCATACACCATCCGCCGTTCGCAGATGCGCCACGCCGACGCGTACACGTACTCGTGTGGCGTGCCCGGCCGACTGTTCGCGGTGAGAAACTGCGCCCAGGCGGTACCCACGCGCTCGGCGATCGCGGCGGCGGTCATGGTCAGCCTTCGCTGCCGGGTTCGCGCGCGCCGAAGACCTCATTCGCGGTGAGCGGAGCGCCGGCCGCAGCTGCTGGCGGCGGCGGTTTCTGCGGCTGCTGCTGCTGCGCCTTCGCGACCCACTCGGCGGCATCGACGATGAACTTTTTGTCGGCGTGCTTCTCCCATTTCGGGCACCCGTAGAACGCACCGCGCGTCCCCTTCGCCGGCCGATACTGCCCCTTCGACTGGCAATGCGGACAGATGGGCGGGTCCACGTCGGGCGCTTTCTCGGTGCGCGCGCCGAGCCGTTCGTCGCGCGTGCCGAAGCCGCGACCGCGCCGGCAGTCTTCGACCTTCTTCGACGTGCCGGCCCACGCTGCGGTCAGGTCGTCCACCGGCACGGATTTCATGCCGGCCAGTTCGCGCGTGATGTTGCCATCGAGGTTCGCGCGCGCGGCCTTCCGGACCGTGAGTTCGAGGTCGAGGCCTTCCTTGCCCTTGCAGAAATCATCGGTCGAGGACCGACCGCCCTCCACCTCTTCGAGCACCTGGCGGGTCAGCTTGCAGCGGCCCGAGCCCGTGATGAGGTAGTGAAAGATTTTCGGATCAACGCCGACCACCTTCTCGGGTTTCGAGACGCCGAACACTTCGATGCCGAAGAGGTCGCGCACACGGTCGGCGCCGCAGTCCTGGAGGTAGCCGACGATCTGTCCGCCCTGCTCGTCTGGGCTCTTGAACAACAACCAATCGGCCGGGCTCGTCGCACGAATCGAGGCCCGGCGCAGCGTTTCGAGCACCTGAATTCTCGCCTCGATGATCTCGACCGCCTCGCCCTTCCGCGCGGCCAGTTCGCCGAGCGTGACGGGTACCCCAGGATGCCGCAGCTCCAAGGCCTCGGCGGGATCGTCGTCGTCCACCACGTCAGGGTGACGAACCTCAGTCGGCATCGGACCTCCTCGTGTCGCGCGCCTGCCGCCACGTGCAGTCGGCCGCGTGCATCTGTACGTCGGGGTTATTCGGTTGATCGCAATCACAGCCGGGCGTGCCGCTCGCGCGCCGAGGCGCACGGTTCAACAGCTGCCGCGACAGCGCCATCCGGTGCTGGACGCGTCGGCGCTTCACGGTTCGAGGACCTCGGGGCCGAACAATTTGTCTGGGTGCGCCTGGTGGTAGTGCTTCAGCAGCAGCGGCCGCAGGAACGCGACGAGTTCCAGCGGGGTATCGGCCGTGTGCTGTGCGGTCCAGCGGCACCATTCGCAGGTGACAATCGCGGCCGGTCGAGGCGTCACGAGTTCGCGCACGGCTCAATGCCCCTCGCGACGTTGCCCGCTCAGGTAGTGATTCGTTTGGAGCCACCGCGCCGACATCGGCCCACAGCACGACACCAGCTGCGCGCGGCGGCGGTACTCCCGCGCGAACGCGCGCGCGCGGCGACGGATGCGCCAGCGGACCCACCAGCGACGGATCATGGTCTGCGTCCTTCCCCTTACAGCGCGAGCGTCGTCGTCTTGAACAGCACCCGCCGCGGCTCCCGCAGCAGTTCCGCCAGTTGGTCCTGCTCGTCGTCGGTGGGTGCCTGTCGGCCGCGCACGATGCGGGACAAGCGGAACGGTGAGATGCCGAGATGGTGCGCGATCTTGCCCTGCGGGATTCCGCTCTTGATGATGGCAAGCTTCAGCCGGGTATTGAAGCTGCTGTGTGGAGTGAGGTCCTCGATCGTCGCCGCCGCCGACCGTCTAGCCATAGTCGCCGACTCCGTGTGCTGCGCGTCTATCGTTCGTGATAGGTCGTCAGCCGCAAGCGAAGAACGGTAAAGCACAACTCGCGCGATTTTGCGTAAATTTTTATTCGGCCATCAAAAACCTTGCAAGGTCTGGTGACACTGCAACTTGTAGCTACTCAGCTGTTTGCAAGTTATTGCACCAGCGGCGCGGCGGTATCCTTCTCGCCGCTATTCTTCGGAAGCCTCTCCCTCCCTCGGGATATACTGCGCGGTTAGCCGCTCAGCGAAAATCCCTAGGCGATGAGCAAGACCGTCGTCAGTAAGACGGGGTGGCGCTGCGAACGCTGCGGGCATCAGTGGGTGCCGCTCGTGCCGGGCTATGCGCCGGCCGCGTGCCCGAAGTGCAAGTCGCCGTACTGGAATCGACCGCGACGCGTGCCAACGCCGAAACATTAGAGCGAGGACCAACGTGATCGATCACCCTGGTGAGATCGTCTACGTGATCTGGTCGTTCGAGCACCACGCCTGGTGGCGACCGGACTGGAACGGGTACACCGTCGCGCTCGCCGACGCCGGCCGCTACACGGAACCCGAGGCCGACGAGATCCTCGCGCGCGCCAACATCGTCCGCTGTCACGAGGTCGCGGTTGTCGAGCGCGAGGCGTCGGCTTTCACGCCGCAGTTACTTCGGCTCGGGCCGCTCCGATTCCGGTAGATCGTGATCGGGGCGCGGTCCGCCTGGGCGATCGGGTGTACCGGGCAGGCCTTGATCCGGGCGCGGGTCGCGGTCACCCGGCAGATCGTGATCCGGACGCGGGTCGCGGTCGCCGGGCAGGTCGTGATCGGGTTTCGGTGTCGGGTCCATTGTGCTCTCCTGTGTTACGACGTGGTGGCGTTGTTGGCTGTGGCGAGCTGGCGCAGCAAATCCTCGAGCGAGTATCGCACCGTGCTCGCGGTCACGGTGAAGCGCGGCATCGTCGCGTACGCGATGTCGATCTCGGTGATGTCCACCGTGTGGATCACGAGCGTCTGGTTGATCGCGAGCGGGGCGTCCAGTGTCACCACGACCCGCTTCCCGCTTTTCGTCTTCGGGTCGCGGGTCGCGTACGTGATCGTGATGATCGGATTGTTGTAGAGCGCGAGATTCGCTTGGCAGAGCTGCCCGAGCGAAATCGCCGCGCGCCGTTCGTCCACCACGGTGTCCTCGTAGATGCCATCGCCGCCGTCGAGCGTCTGCATGTTGGCTTGCGCGGCCACGTCGTCCACCTGCACCCAGATCGCGCACGACGACCCCGCGAGCACCGGCAGGTTCAGCTGCGACACGCCGAGCAACACGTCCGCGACCACGATGTGTTCGCCGTAGTTGATCGTGTTCACGAGGGAACCGGGACCACTCGCGGGCACGCCCGTCAACGCGTTGCCACTGATACCCGTATAGCGTATCCAGTTCGCCCCGACGAACGCCCACCCCGCCAGCGGAAACGGCCCCGCGCTCGCCGTCGGAATCGTCGTACTCCCGGCGAGAACCTGTCCACCCGATTGCGTCACGAGCCCCGAGGTGTCTGCCGTGGGCGCATTGACCCCGAGGCTCGCATCGGCCACGTTGTCGGGCGCGGCCATCGCGGTCGTACTGTTATCGCTCAACGTGGCGAGCAGTTTGAGTTGCGCGGCGTTCGCGCCCGTCCGATAGATGCGACGGATCGTGGTGCCCGACGGCCCGACGGCGACCCCGCCGACGGTGAATTGATTCACGGGTTGTGTCCCCTGGGCGGGGTTCCCGTGGGGCGGGTTGTACCCCACGCACCACGCGTCGCTGGCGGAGTCGTACGCGGATTGATTCCCGACCGTGCCGTTTGAAACGGTCCAGCCGCCCACGTAGTACCAACTGCCCCCGACTTGCCGAAAGATCCACAACTGTTTCGCGCGGGCATCGACCGCGCCGCTCGGCGGGTAAAGTTGGAAACCGTTGGTGTAGTACCGCGGTGCGCCGTCGGGCGGGGAGTTGTTCCACCAGTGATCGCAGACGATGGACCGCGCCGGCCCGAGCGCCGAGAGCGTGCCGTTGCTGAGGCCCGTCGCATAATTCCACGCGCACGCGTAGTTGTATTGCTGGCCGTACACGAGGTCACTGTTGAAGAAATTCGTCACTTGCGTAGGCGAGGGCCCATTCGCGGGACCGGCGCTGCCAAGCGTCCCCGGCGTGACGGGTACCGTCGGACTCGGCCGCGACTCGCCCGCCGCCGTCACCCAGGTGTACGCGTATTGATAGGTCGCGCCCACCGCCAGTGCGCTCGACCCGAACGCGCCCGTGGCCGTCGGGGCGACACTCGGCGCTGCGCCCGGTCCCACAAACGAACTGGCCCCACCGATGCGGCGGTCGGTGTAGTTGATGCGCTGATGTTGCGCGCCATCCGGTGTCGTCGCGACAATCGCCAGGCCGCCTGGACTCTGGCTGAACATCACGGCATCGGCAATAGGCAAGATCGTGTCGTTGGCGAGCACGTCGCAGGGCACCTGCTCACTGTGCCCCTTGCCGTAGAGCCGCGTCCGCACTTGCGACGTGTCGATGCTCGCGGTGATCGGCGGGCTGTCGAGAAACTTGTGCGTCGCGTCAATCGGATCGGGCGCGGTGCCGGGTTCGGCCAGGAACAAATGCAGGTCCAGGTCCTCGACGTAGAAGTAGCCGCCGATCAACTTCGCGAGTTGTTGCAGGCACGCACCGAACGTGGCCGTCCCGTCGAAGACGACGGACACCACCGGCAGGCCTGGGGCGACGTTGGTCGAGGTAAAGCCTGGTCCGAACTGCGTGATCAGATTTTGCGCGACGGTCGTCGCCGAGACGTTCGTCCACGCGCCGAACGGCCGCTTGCGATTCAAGAGCACCAGGTCGTCGCCCGCCGTGCAGTTGTAGATCACTTGGGCGGGCAGGCCTTCGTAGCTCGTCATCACGGAATCAATTGGCCCGTCGAACAACAGCTGCGGGTGCGCGGCGTTGATCGTGACGCGCAATCGCTGCCCCACCTTCGGCTGTGGCGCTTCGATCGCGAGCGCGCACGTATTCGGCGCATCGTTGAGCGCGTCGTGGATCGTAAGGGTCCGCATCCGCACGCGGCCCTTCACGTCCACCCCGTCGATGGTGATCCCGACGACCGAGTGAAACGCCGCCGTATCTTGGATGTTCGTGAGGCTGGCGACGAGCCGCTGCACCGCCGCCAGGACCCGGCCGAGGCCGCGCGTGGCGGCGCTCCCCTGCACGGCGGCGAGCGTGCGCCCGAGCGCGCGGCGGATGGTCGCTGTCGTCGCCTGGGTCGCGGTCACCGCTTTCAGAAACGCGCGGCCAGAGGAGAGCGCCGCGCTCGTCGCTTGCGTCGCGGCGACGGTCAGTTTGCGGAACCAGCCCCAGACGAAGGACGCGGTCTGCGCTTGCGTCGTCGTCGGCAGCGTACGCATCGTCGCGCGGCGGGCGGCGGCGGTTTGTCCTTGGAACGCGACCGGCGTCCGCGTGATCGCTTGCGGCGCGTACAACGTGAACCACACGGCGATCCCGTTCGTCGCGGGCGTCCACGAGGCGGTCGGTTGCACGAGGCCCGGTGTCGCGTTGACGCGATAGGCCAGCAACGATCCGTAGTACGTCCCCGCGATGCCCGGAGCCCAGAACGTTAAACTAAATCCTGAATCCACGACCGGCTGGGTAATCACGGCCTCAACCGATGCGCCGAAGAAACTCACCTCGTTGACGCGTGCCGTCGTCATCGACGCTTGCACGGACGTAGCAGACAGAAACTGCCGCCCGCCGGTCGTACCAAGCGGGTTATCGACGCGCAATCCCGCAAACGCCAACACGCCAAACGAGGCCATGAGGTTGGCTCCGGCCGGACCAAACGTGAACGCGTGGCCCGCCCCGACGTGCGCGTTTTTCGCGTAGAGCAGAAACGCGTTGCTGGCGACGCCCTGGCCGCTTGGCCCAAGGACCCACGTATTCCCGTAGGTGTCGCTGATGGCTGGAAACCCCGCCGCCGCGTTGGCGGCGACGACCATCACCAACGTATCCGCCCCCGTCGTGTCAATCGAGCTGCTGGTGATGATCCCCGTTTGGCTGGCTCCGCCCACCGCAGTCAGTAGGACCGGCGTCGGTGGGGGCATCGCCGCCGCCGCGTACCACGACACCAGATGCCCGGCCATCTGCACCGCGACGGGCATGGTCGCGGTAAAGCCTTGCAGCGCCGCCGCCCCTTGGACGAAATACGCAGTGGCGATCCCGAAATTCACGCCGCCGACGGTATCCAGAAAATCCAGCCGCGTGAAACCACTATCGACCGTGGGGGGCGATCCCATCGCTTGGTTAAAGACCCACGCGCCGAAGAGCACTTCCCCGTGGCGTCCCGGCGTGATTGGGCCGAATTGCATCGTCGCCGCCGCTGTAGGAGCTGACGGCGCGACGCCGCGATCTGGGGGAGCCGCGAGTGTTTGGATTCCGCGAAACGCGGTGACGACTACCCCCGCGTATGCCGTATTGCCAATCGTGAGCGTGTGACCGGGGCCCACCGTTGGCGCGGGCGGGCCGGTCGCGTACGCGATCCACCCCTGCACGTTCCCCGCCTCACCGATATTCTGCACAACCCACGTATTGCCGTAGCTGTCGCTCACGGTCGGGGTCCCGGGGCCACCCGCGCTCGCCGCGTGCGCGCCGATGTACGCGATGAGGGCATCCGCGCCCGTCGTCGCGAGCGGCGGCGTGGTGAACGGCGTCGTCGCCCCGCCTTGCGACGCCGTAATATGCGCGACGACCGTGGTCGGCATCGCGCTAAATGAGTTGCGTTTTCGCGGTGAACTGCACGCTGTCCGCGATGGCCAGATTGATCACGGGGAAGGTCGCGGACAGGAACATGTTCCCCGCCGTGGCCGCGTCGAACAGGCCGTACTCATCGACCGCCCGCGCGGCCGTGGCCGTGAAGGTCGCGACGTTTTGCATCGTGTCATTCGCGACCGTGGTCGTCACGACCGACTCGGCTCCTGCCACGCGCGCCTCGACCGGCGTGCTGAGGGCGACATCCGCGACCGCCGCCGTGCGAGCCGCTGCTGTCGCGCCCGTGCCGATGCCCGCGTAGCGCGGCGCATTCGGGTACGTCGCGGGCGTCTGCCGGATGCGGTCGGCAAACATCGCCTTCCCGAGATTCGTGATGAGGGTCGCGGTTCCGAACGGCATATCGCTACTCCTGTTGTGAGCGCCGAGTTGACCAACGCCGCTCGCTCGAGGTGCGGCGCGCACGCGCGAAGGATTCGAACCACCACCACCAGCGACACGCGCGCGACCGGTGCGCGTACGCCACGACGCCGAGCTCCGTCGGCGGTCGCGCCGGCTGATACCCGGCACACGTCGCCCCCGCGCGGTGCGCCGTCCACGGCTGCCCGCACACACAGGCCGACCGGACCACGGCGTAGAGCTGAGCCGACTGCACCGCGCGCGCCAGGGCGACCGCCATCACACGCTGCCGATCAGGGTGCCGCGCTTGACGGAGCGCAGAATTTCCGCGCTCACGCGCCGCGCCAGATTCGATTCGGTGTCCACGAGATGAAACGTGATCGGCATGTGGATCACGGTGCCGCCGCCGGGCGCGTTCGGATTGATCGACCCCGACACCGAGGGCACGAAGACTTCCGGCCCCTTCTCGCCCACCATGTACGCCGAGCCGGATTCGACGGGTCCGCCCTCGGCGCGCGCCGGCAGTTTGAGCCCGGCCGTGCCCGTTGGCGATTGGCCCCAGTTCTGGAGGACCGAGGTCGCCCACTGGTAGACCGTCGCCATGTTCGCGACCTGGGCGTTGATGCCGCTCACGTTCGACTGTCCGCCAGACTGACCGGTGTTCGGCCCCATCGCGACGGTCGCGTTGAACTTGAGCACCTGGTTGTACGCGTCCTCGGCGGTATCGGCGACGATGGCGAGCTGCCCCTGGTACTGGTTCAGATTCTTCGTCTGTTGCTCCCAGACGGCAATCGAGTTTTCCACGGTCTTCGTGCTGATGCCGAGCGCCTGGTTGTATCGCAGAAATTCGTCGTAGTTCTTCGCCCATGCGTTCGCGCTTGCGGTCGTCGCTTGCGTCTGCTCGTTGATGGTCTTGATGAACTTGTCCTGGGCCTCCCGAATGCGTTCCATCACGTCCGGGCCCATCGCGTACGCGTCGAGCAGCAGCTTGACCTGATCCCGGTACTGCTTCAGTGCGTTGACGTGGTTGAAGAACTGCGCGTCCGCTTTGTCGAACGCCGCTTGCGTCGCGTCCTGCGCGGGTGCCAGCGCCTCCAAACTTTTGACGTAATCCTGTGTGGCGAGTGCGATGCGCGCCGTCTGTTCCGCCCCTGGCGGAAGCACATCCTTGAGGGCCGCGATCTTCTGGCCGAAAATGTCTGCCGCCGCCGCCGCCTTCGTGTTCGCCTGGGCCTCTTTCTCTAACTCCTGCGCGAACTTCGCGTCCGCGAGTTGGAGCGCGTTCATTTTTTCGGTGTATTCCGCCGTGCCCTTCGCCGCGTCAGGCAACGCGGCGTTGATCGCGTCGATGCGCTTGCGCTGATCATCGAGGAGGTTGTTGACCCCGAGCAGATTGCCCTGGGCATCGCGCCCGTAGAGCGCGTTGTATTGCGTCTGGAACCCGATGGCGCGGACCATCGCTTCGCCGTGCTGGTTCGCGAGCGCCTGTTCGAGCGCGGCCTCTTGGAGTTTGAATTCCGTCTGCCGCTTGAAATCGTCTTCGAGGACCTTCTGCCGGTCCTTCTCGGAGGTCATCTCATCCGCGACCGCGAGCGCGCGCAGATGCTCGGCGGCGGCCAGGTTCCTCAGCATCTCGATTTGCGTTTCCAAGCCGAAGTGCTGCGCTTGTGCCGCCTCAACCTGCCGCATCACCGCCAGTTGGTTGTTGAGGCCATTCATCAGTTCTTGGTCAAACTCTTTATTCTTCGTCGCGCGGTCCTGCTCCTCCTGCTTCAAGCGCTCGACCGTCGCCTTGTATTTTTCGAGCTGGTCGGCATTGACCCCAATCGCGGACGCGTTCTGCGCGTTGAGCTGCCCGATGTCCTTCAGGTGATCGAGGTAGTCCTTCTGCCAATCCAGCAGCGGCTTCGCGGAGTCCTGCTCGAGTTTCGCCATGAACGCCGCCGCGCGGCCATGCTCATCGAGCGCGACCGTGCCCGCTTTGACCGCGCCGGTGTGTTCCTCCTGCGTTTTTTTGTTTTTGTCCTGTTGCTCTTGCAGCGCCAGGAACAATCGCGTCATGTTCTCGGTGCCCTTCCCTGTGGCCTCGAACGCGATCTGGTCCTTGAACTGCGCCCAGAAGATCGCCCACTTGCTCGTGCCGCCCTCGACCAACTTGTTCAGGTTGTTGAACCCTTCCGCGAGCGGCCCGAGCACATCGGTCGTGCTCGATTTGATGTTCTTCCACGCCTGCTCGATCGCCTGGGCGAAATCCGCTGTGGCCTTCACCGAGTCCGTGCCGACGATCTTGTTGAAGTTCTTCGCGTGCTCCACGGCATCGTCGGCCCCCGCTGAGAACGCGATCATGGACGAGCCGAGTTTTCCGCCGAAGAGGTCGGCGGCCGCGGTGTCCTGAATCCCACCTTTCAAGCTGGCGAGGCCACGCTCGGTCATCAGGAACAAGGTCATCGGGTCCTTGTCCTTCACCTCGTCGATGCTCATGCCCATCAGGTGGTAGGCGTAGGCCACGCTCTGGTCGTTGCCGGCGATCCGTCGTTGCAGGTTATAGAGCGCGGCACCGAGTTCCTGGCCGGTCACGCCGAAATCGTTCGTCGCGCCCGCGAGCACCTGGAGGTCCTCGATGTTGATCCGCGTCTGCAAGCTGAGGTTCCGGAGTTCGACCGCTTCCTCGCCAATCGTCCGAATAAAGTTCACCGCCGCCGAGACGGAGAACGCGATCCCAAACGCGCCGGCGACACTGGTCAGGATGCCGATCAGGTTCGTGTGTTCCGTCCCGACGGTCTTCGCGGCCTCCGCCGCCTTCAGCATTTGCGGCGGCACCTCGATGCCCATCGCTTTCATTTTCTCGACGGCAGCCGCGGCCGTGTTCCCGATACGGGTCAGTTCCTCTTCGGTCATGTGGTCGGCGCCGATACGGTTGAGCGCCTCCGTCATGAGCGTCGCCTGCTCGATCAACCGCCGCCCGTCGAACTGCTCCACCATCTTGTTCAACGAGGTCGTGACGTTCCCAGCCTCGGTTTCGAAACTTTTGAGCGAGACTTCGGCCTTCTGACACGCGTCGTAGAAGGACGAAAAATCAGCTTCGAAGGTGGCGGTCAGAGCCATCAGGGTTCATCCTCGTCAGCGGCGGCTTGCTCGGCGATCAACTGCTCCGCGAGAATCGCGTACACGTCCGCGTCTAGGTCGCGGACCCACTCGTACCGCCAGCCGCAGCGTCGAGCGATGGCGAGGTCGCTGGCAACTTGGTCTCGCCACCCTGGCCGTTTTTTTCCGCCGCGCGTTCCGCGTTCATCGCGCGCTCGTGCTTGAGGATCGCGTCGGCGATTTCGTCGTAGTCGTCGCTCTCCATCGCGCGCAAGATCGCGAGGACCTCATCGGGCGATTTGTCTACGATGTCCACGCGCCGGCCGCTGTCATCGGTGATGCTCCAATCCAGCAGGTAGGCGATCGCGCGCGAGTACGGCAGCATCGCCGGGTTCATGCGGGCCAAGCCGTCTACGTTCATGGTGAGCCGGGTATTGATATCGGTGTGTTCGCCGTGCGTCAGTCGGCGCTTGACGGTGATCGTGTCGCCGTGGGAGATCGGCAGCGTGACGCTCTGAGGTCGGACGAATCGCGAGTGCATTGGTCACCTCTCCGGCGGGCCCAGGCTCGCAGTCAACGAGCCGCCCGAAATCTGCAACGTCTGAATCGGCCACACCCAGCGGCCGTCTTTGTGTCGCGCGACAAATGTCAACGGCCGTTGCGAGGCTCGAAAGACATCCAGCGATTCCACCGTCGCGGTCAGCGACCACGTGTCGTCCATCCGCGTCACGATCCATGCGCGCAGCGTGCCCACCGGGTAGTAGCCCAGGCGGATCGCGCCCTCGACGCCGCGCACGGTCAACGGCATCGGTCTAGTGCGAGTGGCCCCACGCGCCGGCCGCGACGAACGCGCCGGTCATGGACACCGCGCCCTTCACGTCCACGTCGATGGTCTGGTCGAGCCAGGCCGGGCCGTACTCGTACGAGGTCGGATAGAGCGACGACGGATACAGGTACAGCTTCACACCGTCTGGCGAGTCCGCCGCGTTGAACAACACGTCGGACGACGAATCCCAGAAGCCGGACAGGGTGCCCTTGATGTCGGGGAGGCCCTGCACGTAGACCTTGTTCAGATCGCGCGATTTGTTCAGCGACCACTTCGACATCGAGATCACTTGCGACACACTGCCTGCTTGACCGACCGACGCCTGCACGATTGCTTTTCCACCGTGATATCGGGGCATCTCTCTTCTCCTTCGTTTGCTCTTCGGTTACGCCGCGCGCGCCACAAGCGATTGCACATCCGCGATGATGGTCGCCGACCGGGCGACCCACGAGCCCGAGGCGACCCGCGCCGGCAGCTGCGCGGCCACCGCCGCGCGCGCCGCCGGTGCCGCCAGCCAGGTGCGGAGGAGTTGCGAGGCCTCCGCAGCGGTCGTGAAGGTCGGCACGAGCTCGCCGAAGACCTCGTGCACTTCGGCGCGATCCGTGCTCACGTGGAACACGCCACACGCCGCGAGTTCATACGCGCGCGGATTCAGGGACTCGGCGTGCGCGATGGGCGGCGCGTGCCGTCCCCACCCTTGCGACATCCGGTACAGATTCAGGCCGACCTTGGCGCGACGATAGAGCGCGGCCGTCAGACTGTTCTCGGTCTGCTTCCCGCGCACGAACGCGCGCAGCGGCGACCGCGAGCCCAACATATCCCACGAGCCGTAGAGCCCCAGGTCGATCCCGGTCCAATCGATCTGCGTCAGCCACTCCACGCGCTCGCGATTGCCGGTGCCGACGAAGACCACATCGTGCGCGGTCACCTGGTCGTCGCCGGGTCGCGGGCCCGGCCGATGCCGTTCCGGATGCCAGCCGTGCGCCAGATAGCCCATGCGCGGATTGACCGCGCGGAACGCGTCCACCGCCGAGCGTTCATTCGTCCAGCCGCCATCCACGAGCGCGGCGATCTTCAATTCGTGGTCGAGGTCGTACGGGGTTTCGGTGAAGAGCACCACCACGCGCAGGCCTGCCCGCTTCAGCATCACGATCACGTCGGGGTGCAGGTACATGGCGCTCACGATCACCACGGCTTCGACCTGGTGCCGCAGCGCCATCTCCAACGCGCCGAGCCCGGCATGGTAGAAGACATCGGCGCTCGTCGGCCGGTCAAAGGTCGGGTAGGTTCGCTTCGCCCGCCGCCAGGCGGTGTACAGCCACCGCCGCGATCCCTCGATGCGTTCATCGAGCCGGTACCGGATCACGGTGACGCCGTGCGCTTCCAGGCCGAAGCGCAAACCCGCTTCCACATCCGCCGGCGCGACCGTCGCCCCAGGATGCACGAGCAGCACGCGACCGCCCACCGCCGCGATCTGCGGCCGACAGGTGTACACCACGGTCGAGTCCCAGACAAGCGCCCCCTCCGGATAGTGCGCGAGCGTCGAGACACAGAAATCGAAATCGCCTTCGTACCGCGTGCCCCACTGCCCGAGCCGCGCGCGGTCGTTCGGCGTCACGAATTGCGGCGTGCCGTGATTGCCGAGGCGGACCACAGGCTCGTGCCAGAGCACCCGACCGCCTGGCGCAATCATCCGGAACATCACCGGCCGTCCTGGGTGCGCGGCGCAGGCCTCGCGCATCTTCGCGAACGCGCCCGGCAGAAACGCGTCGTCGTCGTCCAAAAAGACCAGATGCGTGCCCGTCGCGCGCGCGATACCCATCGTCCGTTCGGTGCAGCCGAAGTTCCCACCGGGCCCGCACGGGATGAACGTGAAGCCGAATCGGATCGCGGCCTCCGCGCCGGCGTCGTCGCCGCCCACCACAATCACTTCGTCGCCCGGCTCGAGCTGGTCCGCGACCGATTGCAGCGCGCGCACCAGCGTCGCGCGGCCCGTCGTCGGCACGATCACTGAGAACCGTGGCGTCATTCGCTGACCATCACTTCGTACCGCCCGCCGGCGTGCTGCCAGCGCAGCGACGGATCGATCGTGTCGGGCTCCACGCCGCGAATGTATTCCGCGCGCGCCATGTGCATCAGCGTATAGCCCTCGATCGTGAGCGACCCGTCGTCCAGCAGTTCATCGATCCGCTTCGCCGCGTTGTCGGCCGTGACCCCGCTTGTCGAGAGATGCACCGCCTGCACGAGATAGATCGGCGCTTCCCACGCGCGCGCGTTGAACATCCGCTCATCCGCGCCAATCACGAGCGACACCAGCACGAACGCCGTCGCGCCCTGCGCGGCATCGCCGAAAAACACCCCATCGGGCAACAGGTCGGCGAGGGCCTGGTCGCCTGCCAGCTTCGCCACGAGTGCGGTCTGCACCGCTGAAGAATCCGACATCTCACGCCGCCCGGACCATCAGCCCATGCTGCACGAGCATGTCGCGCAGCCGCTCCAGCAGCCGCCGCCGCACGCGGATCGCGGTCGGAATGAACACGTTGCCCGGCGGCATGATGCCGCGATTCGCACCCTTCCCGGTGTGCCGCTGGACCGTGCCGTGCTCGAAGATCCACGCGTGCTTCGCCGCGTTGATCACCCGCCACTTCGAGACGAACCGCCCGGCCTCGAACTGTGTCGCGTAGACGTGATCGCGGAGGTTCCCGGTGAAGACCGGGTACGCACTGCGGATGGCGACCACCGCCTCGTTCGCGGAGGCCTCGACGATGTGGCCCGCTTCGCCGCGCAGCTCTTCCGGCAGCTTCGCGAGCGCGGCCCGAATCTCGCGGGTGTCCATCACGAGCCGCACGCTCATCGGACCACCTCAGCGCAGATCATCACGCTCTCCACGTTCCGCTCGTCACGGCTCACCAGGCCGACGACGGTCAGCGCGCGCCCATTGAAGAGCAGCCGCGTCTGCGTCGTTGCCTGCGGGTGATAGGGCCCCGTCACCAGATGCGTCGCCTGCGCGACCACCGTGCCGACCGACTTCACGCGTTCGAGCGCGAGCGCGGTCGCCGGCTCGATCTTGACGAAGAGCGCGAACGGCACGAGGTCCACCCAGGCCTGCGTATAGCCGCCGTGCCCATCCGGAATCGGCGCGGACGGGTTTTGCAAGTTCACCCGATGCGGCCGATCCCCGATCGTGGTGGTCGGTCCAATCACATCAGGGTCACCAGCCCAAAGGTTTCGATCGCGGCTTCAAACCCTTGCGGGACCTCGGTCGCGATGTTCGAGTTGAGGCTGGCCAGGTCGCGGCCCAACGTCGCGTAGTGCGCGGTCAACAGCCCCACCGCATGTACGAGCAGCGGCGGCACCTGCTCCACGCTCGACCAGCCGACGACAATCCGCACCGACCACGGTTGAAACGGAAACGGTTCAGCCGGCCAGTCGTCGTAGGGTGTCGCGGTCGGCACGCCGATGATCGCTTGCACCGGCGTCGTCTGGGGCGGTCGCTGCCCCGCCGCGTTGAGGTACACATCCCGCACCTGCGTGAGCAGCGCGAGCCCGGTGCGTTGCTCCACCTGGTTCTGCGCGGCCGCGATGAACCCGAGCATCAGCGCGTCGCGCTCATCACCCGCCGGCCAGTCGAGCCCCGCGCGCAGCTTGCCCTCGTCCAGCGTCAGCACGAGCCGCGCCGCGGTGCGGGTCAGCGTGCCGCCGCTGCCGCCAGCCGTGACCGTGATCGGCAGCGAGACGGTCGTCGCGTCGATCACCGTGACCACGTAGTCGCCATCGAGCGCCGGTGTCGCGCCGACGTGCCCGGCCAGGCGCACCTTGTCGCCGCTCACGAGGTAGTGCGGGGTTTCGGTCTTCAGCACGGTCGGACTCGCGACCGACGAGGACACGACGGGTGTCGCCGGCGTCACGAGCACAGAGCGCGCAGGAATCGTCATGGTGTCGTCTTCCGCTTGCGTCGATACGTGCCCGACGTGAAGTGGTCAGGCGGTAACGTCGCCTGCACCGCGTCGGCTACGAGCGCCGGGCGCGGTGCAGGATTCGGCGCAGCCACCGCCGCCGGCGTCCCATGCGACGGGACAATCGGCTGTGAGATCGGCCCGCTCTTCTCGGTGCACGCGCTATGCGCGGCTCCGCAGATCGGGCACGGTCCTGGGTCCTGCCGGAACATCGTCGATTACTCAGCGACGAGTGTCGCGGCGATTACCGTGCCGTAGCCCGCGCCGGTCGGCACCCACCGCAGGTTCGAGGCGATCAACTCGATGCCGTCGCCGACCTTCGCGAAGGTGATCACGGCATCGGCCGCGTTGCCGCCGAGCCCGCCCGCCACCGCGACCTTGTGCGCGAACGCCGTGCGCGCGGTCAAGAGGATGCGGATGTTCTCTTCGGCGGCGGTCGGCTGCGAGAGCGTCATCGCGGCCGCGCTCACCTTCGCGATCGCGTGGACGCCGGCTCCGTGGCTGATCGGCCCGTCAGCCGTGTACACGAGGTCCTGGTCAGGCCCGGCTTGTGTTTCGTACGAGTTCGTCACGGGGTTGTAGACGGCAACGGACATATCGTTTCTCCTGGTTGCGTGCGCGGTGCCGAGCCCGAGGCCCGGCACCACGCGTCCTGTGAACTAGGCCAGCCCGGTGACTTTCCCGAACGCCGCCTCGCGATACGCCGCGAGCGCGAGCCGCTCTTCCGCGCGGATCGCCACCAAGTTGTTGACGAAGAACGACGCGTGCGAATTGCTCGACTCGACGCGCACGCCGCCCTTGCGGAAGATCTGCGCGGCCGTGCCGTATGCGCCGACGAGCGCGGTGTTCGCCACAATCGTCGGTGTGACCGCGACCGGCAAGCCCCACAGCTGCGCCGGCTGCGCCGGCGACCAGGGCCCGTTGCCCATGTAGTTCCCGGCCGCGTTCTTCGTCAGCTGCACCGTTTGCCAGTTGACCGGATTCATCACGATGCCATCCGGCATCACGAACGTGGTCGTCGCGATGATCGTGATCTGCTTGAAGATCGCGTCCGCGTTGCTGTCCGTGCCGCGCGGCAGTGCGGCGGTCAGACCGGGCAAGGTCATCAGCCCGAGCAGATGCGGAGCAACGCCGCTGCCGTTGAGCAGCTCGTCCTCCTCCACCAGCGCGAGGCCGAGCCGCAGCCGTGAGTCGATGATCGAGGCGGTCTGCGCGTAGTCTTCCAGCATTTCCTCGGTGACCGGAATCCAGTGCGCGATCTTGCGAACGGGTGAGGTCGCGCCAGCGAAGATGAGTGTCGATTCCGGTTTCGCCGCGCCCTCGTCCACCGCCGCCGCCGCGTTCGTGAACGTCGTCTCTTTCATGTACGACACGACGTTCGAATCCGTGCTGCCTGGGGCGATGAGGTCGGCGACCACCAGCCGCTTGAACATCAGCGGGATCACGCCCGGCTGATAGTCGGGCACGATCAACGCGCCGCCCGATCCCGGCTGCGTCGTGAGCGTCGTCGCGTGCATGTGCGGCGGCGTCCAGATCGGCGATTCAAACGACGGGGACAACTGGCCCTGGCGTCGATGCAGGCCCGCACCGACCCACTCGCGATACCTCGGGTCCGACACGAATTGCTGGCCGAGTGTCTGCGCCGGCCGCGCCTGCGCGTTCGGGGTCACCGTCGGCAGGCCTTCGGTGAGTCGCGCGAGCTCCGCGTCGAGCGCCTGGTCGCCGGCCAGGCGATCGATCTTCGCCTTCAGGTCCTTGCCTTCCGCGAGCAGCTGGTCGATCGCCCCGCGTTCCTCAGCGGTCATGAGGCGGCTGTTCTCGGCCTCGGTCTTCGCGCGCGTCTCTTCGATCAGCTTCGTCGCCGCCGCCTGCTTCGCTTTCAGATCGGATTGCAGTTGCAAGAGTTTCATGGTCGGTCCTCTACGGTGTCGAGTTGGAGCAGTTCGCATTCCTTCGCGTACTGCCAGAACACATCGGCCTGTCGCTCCTGAGACGTGGCCGCGAGTCGCGGCTCCTGGCCTGTGGCGTGTCCGACGTGATGAGATCGAGCGGTCGTCGCGCGCGCAATCGTGTCGCTCAACGTGCCGATGCGGTCGATCATGCCGAGCGCCAGCGCGTCCTCAGCGGTGATGGCGCGGCCCTCGCCGTAGCCGTTCTCCACCTCGGTGCGCTTGACCCCGCGACCGGCCGCGACATCGGTCACGAAGCGGTCATAGGCACTGGCCACGATCTGCGTCACGTGCGCGAGCGCGGCCTCCGACAGCGGTCCCCCGTCGAGGCCTTCGGTCTTGAATTTGCCCGCGCCGATCACCGTGCGCTTGACGCCCAGCTTCGCGAGCGCCTCCGACACGTCGTCGTGCATGGTGTAGATCCCGACCGAGCCCACCATCGACGACGGGCTCGCGACCACTTCGGTCGCGCAGGCCATCGCCCAGTACGCGGCCGAGGCCATCAGGTGATTCGATTGCGCGATGATCGGTTTCTGGGTGCGCGCCTTCAGGACCTCGCGCGCAAACTCCGTCGCGCCGGCGACGTTGCCGCCCGGTGAGTCCACGTCGAACACGATCGTGCCGACACCCGGATTCGCCAAGGCCTCGTGCAGCTGCGCGGTCAGCGCCTCGAATGTGGTGCCGCCCGACATCTCGCTCATCAGGTTCATGCGCGGCGCAATCACGCCATAGACCGGAATCACCGCCGTGCCGCCAGCGGCGGCGGCGGGTGTGTTTTGCCGCTGCACGAGCGCGGCCAGTGCGCCCGGCTCGAGGTCCTCGCCGGCGACGTGTCGCGCGATGATCTGCGCGATCTGCTGGCCCATCGAGCGCGTGACCGCCCACGGATGTTCCAGCGCGAAACTCAGCACGTGCGCATACCGGGTACTCATTGCATGGCCTCGCGTTCTAGTTGGAAGTACGTCTCGCCGTTCGCGTGGAGGGCCAGCTGCTTGGCCTCGTCGCTCGACAGCCCCGCCGCCGCGAGGTCGTCCGCGAGTTCGCGGTTCCAGCGATCCCGCGCGCGGTAATCGAACGTCGCCGCACGGTCGGCCACCGGAACCTTCGCGAGCCGGCCGAATTGTCGCGCGCGGGTCGCGTGGAGAATGTGCTGCACCGAGCCCGCGATCGGCGTCGAGTCGTCGGCGGTCCCGTCCGCTGGTACCACCATCCCGTCAATCGGCTGTGATGGCTGCGCCGGCCCGCCTTGCTGCGCGGCCAGTTCATTCGCCGACGGGTCCGTGCTCGCCGGTAGGTTCAACCGCGCGCGGCCTTCGTTCGCGGTCATGATCGGTCGGCCCACGAGCGCGTGCAGGGCCGCCGCCTGCTCTTCGAAGCTGCCCTTCAACTTCTCGGCGATATTAAATTCGAGGTACACGTTCTCCTGGTCGCGGCTCTCCACCAGCACCTGCGCTTCGAGGACCTCGGCGATCATTTCCAGCCAGGGCCCGAGCGAATCCTGGTACAGCTGCTTGTGTTGTTCCTTGATGTTCGAGAACGTCGCGTGGTCGAGAATCCCGACCATCGGCAACGGAATGTGGTACGCGGCCGCGCACTCTTCGCGCGACAACTTGCGGCTGGCGAGGTACTCCGAATCCCGCGACGAGAACGAGGCCTGCTTCCACTGCATCCCCTTCGGTAGCACCGCGGTCATGCCGGCCTTCGCGCCACCGGCTGAAAATTCCTGCCACTGCGTGCGGAACTTCGCCTTCTGGGTGTCGTCCCAATTCGCCGCGTCTTTCGTCTGCTCGATCACGCCGTCCATCCGGCCCGCGTTCCGCCAGTAGGCCTCACGGTTCGCCGCCGCCGCCGCTTCCTCCGCCAGAATCCGCCGCAGCGTTTCGAGCGGCGACAATCCCATCAACGGGTTCAGCGGGTTGTAGCCGTTGAAGTACGCGACATCATCGACCGGCAGTTCTTTCGTCTGGCCGTTGATCGTCCACAGGAACCGCGACGGGAGCAGCCCCCCATCGACCGTCATCTGCTCGGGCGGCAGCCGCACGAGCCCGAGGCGTCCCGGCAGCCGCAGCTTCAGCCAGTACGCGTTGAAGTAGATCCCGAGGTCGCCCATCAGGCCTTCCATCAACCGGTACCGCGTCGTCGCCGGGTTCGGCTTCGTCAGCCAGTTCGCCACGTCGTGATCGGCGAGCCGCACACGGTCGGTGTCCGACACGCGCCGGAACACATGGAGCCCGAGCTGCGCGATGTTCCGCGACAGGAAATCCACGCACGTGCGCACGTTCGGCTGTGTCGCGTAGATGGTCGCGTAGGCTTGGGTCTCGCCGTAGAGCGGGACGCTCGTCGCGCTCGGCCAATACTGCGAGGTCGTCGTCGTCGTTTGCAGGGTGCCGAAACTCTGGACGATCGGCATCAGGTCGGGACCACTTGCAGAAAGGACACGTTCGAGCGGTGCACGATCACCTCACCGTCGATGGCCACCGGCGGCACGTTCGGTTTCAGCAGCGAGGCGTTCCGCAGCCGCAGCCAGGGCCCCCGCGCGGACCACAGCACCCCGCGCAGCGCGGTGCTCGGGTCATCTTGCAGATTGACAATCACGACGTGCAGGAGGCACGGCGGTCGCCACCAGAACAGCCGAGACAGCCACACGCCTCGACAGTGTGCGGGTCAGCCGTCGCTGGCGGCAATTTTGAATATCGCAAACGGGCTCGGCTGTGATACAACCGAGGGCATCCACCCTATGCCAGACGACGGCCGCGCGCGCCCCGCTCGTGGTCGTCCCGCCGTGTCTCGTGGTGAAGCCTCCACCGCGATCTGCGTCAAGGTCGGCGGCACCGATTTCCAGCGGGTGTACCAGCTGGCCCAACAGCAACGCACCTCGATGCCGGCGATCGTGCGCCAGGCCCTCACCCGCTTACTCGACGACGAAGCCGACGACTAGGCGACGACGAGATCCGGGTCTTCGGGTATCTGCGGTGCGGTCAGTCGGAGTTGTAAATTCCACGCGATCGCGAGCGCGACAATCGGATCAATCCGGCCGCGGCTCTTGCGCTTCACCGGGTAGATGTTGTCCTTGTTGTCGCGCATCACCACCGCGTTGCCCGCGCACCAGAGCATCAGCGGACAGCCGCCAGCGTCCACCGCGCCGGCCGACACTTCGGCTTCCATCGCCTTGCAGCCGCTCGACATCCCGGCGAAGGTCTGCGGCACGTTCAGCGCCTCTTCCTCCGCGTACCCGTCTTCCGTGGTCAGCTGCGCCTGGAGCTGCTCCGCGTGCCACGGATCGAACCCGACCGCACGAATCGTCGCGACCTCGCTGAGCTCTTGCAGCGTGTCGCGGAACACCTGGTGCTTGACGATGTGTCCCGGCGTCGCGATCAGGACGCCCATCTCGACCCACGTCAGGTACGGCGCGCGGTCGCGCTCAGCACGTCGGGCCAGCGTCTCCTCGGGTGTGAACACCCACCGGCATACGGCCCACCGCCGCCGGCGTTCGGTTGGGGCAAACAACGCCACGAGTGCAGCCAGGTCCTGCTTCGACGCGAGGTCGATGCCCACGACGCAGGCCTCGCCGCGCATGTCTTCCAACGTCCACCCCGAGGTCTGCCCGAGCGCCCACCCGTCAATCGCGAGCCACGGATCGAACGCGCTGACCCACAGATTCAAATGCTTCTGCTTGTACGTCGCGGCCGCACTGTGCATCCCGATCGCTTTGATCCGCTTCGACAACAGGTCGTCCGGATTGACCGACACGCCGTAATTCGGATTCGCCTTCCGCGCCGTGGCCTCGGCGGTCCAATCGTCGTCTGGGTCCGCGTGCGCGATGAACGCGAAGTACGTCTCGTCGGTCAACGTGCCTTCGAGCAGCTCGCACGCGTACCGATGTTCATCGCCGCACGGCGACACGAGGTCGCTGCCGGCCGTGGTGATTTTGTAGATGAGCGGTTGTCGCCGCGCGCCGGTCGCCGTTTCCAGCACGTCGATCATGCCGCGCGTTTTGTACGCGTGCAGTTCGTCCATGTTGATGAAATGCGGGTTCAGGCCATCGGTCGAATCCACGTCGGCCCCAATGGGCTCCAGCTTCGACGCGGTGCTCGCGCGCGACATATTCGTTTGGAGGGTCGCTAACCGGGTGTGCAGGCCGCTGCGTTCCACGAGGCGCTTCGCGTCGTTGAAGACGATCTTCGCCTGGTCGCGCTTCGTCGCCGCGCAGTAGCCTTCGGCGCCGGGCTCGTCGGGCTCATCGAAGAACGTTACGTAGATTGCGACCACCGCCGCTTCCAGTGACTTCCCCTGCTTGCGTGGGAGTTCGTTGTACGCATTGCGGAATCGGCGCAGGCCGGTCTCGACGTGCACCCATCCGAAGACCGAGCCGAGGCGGAACACCTGATACGGCTGCCAGCGAATGAACTTCCCGGCCCATTCGCCTTTGTAGTGGCGCAGCTGCTCGCCGAACCGCAGGAACCGCTCCGCCTTCGCGATGTCCAGGCGGTACGGAAACTCGGGCGTGCCCTCGCGCTCGCGATCCCGCTGATGGCGGACACACGCGAGCCGATGATACTTGCCGGCCGGGATCGCGCCCGACACCACCGCGTCGGCGTACGCGTCGATCGGATGCACGAACCTCCGTTAGTGGGGACGAACGCTCGGCGGGTCGAATTCTGCGAACGGGTCGCCGCCGGCCGGTTCGGTCACGCGGACGCGAGTGCGGCTGGAGGGAGTCAACCCGAGTTCCGGCCACAGCTTCGTACAGGCCACGAGCGCCTTCGTCGCTACGCTGAGGTACGGATTCGGCATCGGGTAGCCGCTCGGCGTCAACACCACGAGCGTCGTCACTTTCGACAGCGCCTCGAGGTACCGGCCCCACTCGATGCACAGCGCCATTAACGCGCTGCGATCCGCGTCACTGATCTGCCGCGCGACCGTGAGCAGCGGCACGAGCCGACGCCATTCGGCGATGGCTTCCGGATGGGTCAGGACCGCCGGCACCGCGCTGTAGGCGTCGGGCGAGGTGGTGATCTGCGGCTCATCGTCGTTGACGGGTCGATGGCCTGGGTTCCCGGCCAGTTCGCGTTGTGCGCTCGGCTTCGGTTTGCGGCCGCGCATTTACAGCAACCTCGCGACCTCGAATGGGGTTTTCGGAAACGCGCGTTGCATCTTGCCGTCCAGTTCGACACCCATCTCGGTTCTCGGTGCGGCCGACTGCTTGAAGAAAAACGCCGTCTTCGCTTTTCGGCAGCGGACCGCGAGCTCGCGCGCCCACGCATGATCCATCGGGCGATAGCCTGGGCCGGATTCGCCGCCGACGATCACCCACTCAATATCGGTCAGGTCGAGGGACGGCAGCGGCCCGAGCAGCGGTTCCGCCGAGATGAAATGCACCGCCGCCGGGATCTGCGTGAGCAGCTGCGCGCGGGTACTGTGGCGGTCGTTCTCGATGCTTACCCCGAGCCACACATGCGGCCACGGCCACAGCATCGGCAGCATCGCCGGAATGTTTTCGGGTCGCTTCGTGAGGATTTGAAAATCGAGCCACGGCGCGGCGCGCATCGCGTCCCAGGCCTGCGGCCGCACCGCGTTCGCGTCCGGATGGTCTTCGAAGAAATCGCCGAGCGACATCACGAACACCCGCTGCCGGATGCCCGAGGCGGCGGCGGCACGGTTCCACTTGCGGATGTTCGCGTAGACGCCGGCGACCGGCTGGCGTTTGCTGTCCGCCACCGGGCCCCACACGTGCAGCTGCATCCGATTGATCGTCAGGACCTCAGCGTAACAGTGCGCGCACCCTGGTGAGATTTTCTCGCAGCCCATCCAGAAGTTCGCGGTGTTATTCGTCCACGCGATGATCGAGTCTTGCATCAGGCCAGCCCCATCATGCTACTCCTGCCCCTTTTTGAATTGCTCGCGGCGGGTCTGCCACCGCCAGCCGTGCGCGCCACAGCTGTCATCGAGCGCACGATCGGCGTGCCCGCCGACGACGGGCGCACCGCAGTGCGTACACACACGGCGAGGTCGTCCCGCTTTTTGCGCGTTCTGTTTCCGCGCGCGTTTCTGCTTCGCCGTGTTCGCGAGCCCACCGAGACGCCCGAGAATAGCGGCCGGGTTTTCTGCTGTCGGTTTTGTTTTTTTGGCCATAGTTTGAGCGGTTTGATTTTAGCAGGATAGGCGGCGGCGGCGGCGGTTTTTGTTTGTCCTGGCGGCGGCTGGCAGCTGCACGAGCGGCGGCGGCTGGCGGGTGCTGGCGAGGCGGCTGGCGAGGCGGCTGGCGGGTGCTGGCGAGGCGGCTGGCGGTAGGAGGCGGCTGGCAGCTGGCGGCGGCGGCTGGCGGCGGCTGGCGAGGCGTAGGAGGCGGCTGGCGAGGCGGCGGCGGTAGGAGGCGGCTGGCAGCTGGCGGCGGCGGCTGGCGGCGGCTGGCGAGGCGTAGGAGGCGGCTGGCGAGGCGGCGGCGGTAGGAGGCGGCTGGCA